CCTACTGCTGATGGAACATTCTTTTGTGTTCCAACTTCTATTTTTTTGTTTGGGGATTTAATGAACTCAATAATCATTCTGTTCTCCTTTCTCTTTCCTGTATTTAGAAACAAAAAAGGGAACCTCTCGGCTCCCTTTAATGTATGTAGTAACTTTGTAGTTTTTAGCCGTTGCCGGTTCCTGTAGTTTTCGCAGTACCAATACCTGTCGCAGTTGAAACTTCGCCTGATGCTGGTTGAGCATAGAAGGTGTTGGAGTTATCAGTAGGTGTAACAAGTCCTTTAAATTCCAAACGAGTTAGAGAAACATCGTTTGTTAGAGCAGTAGCAATAGAATCAACTAGTCTATATGCTTGTCCTACTTGTTGGATAAGGTTTTGAGTACCAACTGTACCAGCATTGAAAGATTCAAAGCTGTAGAAGTTACCGTTACCTTGCCATACCTTATCTTTAGCAACGAGATAACCCGGAGCAATATCTGTAGAAGCAGTTGCGCCAGTTACCAATGAACCTTCGTTTGTTGAAAGGTTGTTAGAACCACGAATTGGAGGGATCGAAGAACCGTTGGTTGATGCGCCTGGCTCGTGATTTCAGGCTTTTGGCGATTTGATTGACGGTTTTTGGGGGAGCTTTTGATCTGCGTTTTGAGCAGATCGGGGACTGCTCTCCCGCTGGATGACTATGCGCTCGCGTTCAATCTTTCGAGGAAGAGGAAGCGGCGCATGTTGTAGACGATATTGGCCAGCCCGATCCTCATGGTGGCCCGGGTGATACCGACAGTTCGGATGAACAATCCCGTCTGTGATTTCTGGTCGGCAAAGACGTGCTCGACGCGCGATCGGATCACGGACTTTCCAGCATTCGATTTCTGGATATGTCGGGGCATAGGCTTGAGATGCGGCTTTTTTCTGTGAACCTTTGAGACAAAACCCTCTTTGTCCATGAAGTCCTCATTCGCTTTCGAGCGATAAGCTGTATCAGCCCAAACGCTTGAGGCCGTATTGGTTTTATCTAACAGCCCCTCTCTCAATCGCGCACCATCACTGGCGGCGGCATCCGTCGTCTTCCATTTTCGGATGAACCGAAACTTCCGGTCGATGGAGACGTGGGATTTGTAGCCAAAGAACGGGATGGCGAGATCGCTCGACGGTATGGTTCCATCGTCCTGCCGCTTCGCCTTCGTGAACTTAAGTGTCCATCGTGCATGACGATCCTTATGCGACATCTTTGCGGGCTTGTCCTGCCAGTCTTCTGGAATACGTCCTGCCCGGAGATCCGCTTTCTCAGCCTTCGTATTGCGCTGCTTTGGAGCAGCCACCAGTGTTGCATCCAGGATCTGGCCGGACATCGGGAGATAACCGGCGTTCCGCAGGGTCGCGTCAAATCGGTCAAACAGCCTTTCAATGGCACCCGCCTGTGTCAAACGCTCACGAAACAGCCAGACCGTTTTGGCATCCGGCACGCGGTCCGACAGCCCCAATCCCAGAAAGCGCATGAACGACAGGCGGTCGTTGATCAGATACTCTGTCCGTTCATCAGACAAAGTGTTCAACGTCTGGATGACCAGAATTTTGAACATCAGCACCGGATCAAACGGCGGACGTCCGCCTTTACTTCCGTCTGAATAGGCCAGAGCCAGCTCCAGATCAGGGCGGAACACCTCAAAATCCACAGTCCGGGAAAAGGCCTCCAGCTGATCGCCAAGCCCGCTCAGCCGAGCAAGGCGCTCTTCAACATCAAAGAAACCAGGCTGCTTCATCTTCCACCATCCCCAATCAACGCCGAAGAAATGGAATCACACAGAACAGCTCAGAGCCAAGGGTTTTTCGAACCCTCCAATTTCAATACCGAAGAAGCCACCATCAAGAATGTTTCCAAGTGAATAATCACCAGTCATCATTGCTCTTGAGCGTAGTTTACCCAAAACTGTTTCTGGAAGAATCAACACTAGATCAGAATATTCACCAGCTTGTCTCATGACAGCTTGTGCGTTCATAACCATATCTGAAAATTGTTGAACGATAGAAAAAGAAGTTGCTGTATCGTTTCCAGTTAATGAACTGAAATCAGAAGTTGAAATGTTCTGTGTTTCTGATGTGTAACCTTTAAAACCAAGTGGTGATAGAGTACCATCAGTACCGTTAAGAATGATTTGTTCAACAATCAACTTGTGACGTGTTTGCATTTCTTCTGCGATAAGGTCTTCAAGAATACCACCAGAGAAGTGCAATGCTTGAGCAGTTGTATTGATGATAGAACCGTAGAACTTACCTTCAAGGTTCTTAACGTCAGTACCGATTGAAGTAGTTGAGATCAAACCGTTTTCAAGATTGAAAGAACCAGTTGAACCACTGATCATTCTTGGAGCAATAAGGTTGTTATTCTCAAGTTGAACTTGTCTTAGAACACCGTTAGTTACGATACCCTTGTTCAAAAGTGGGATTAACATATCTGGTCTGTAGTTAGGTGCTTGGAAGTTCAAGGAACCCACTGTCATTGGAGATGCTTTGATTTGTGTATCAAATGCTTCTCTGCCGTATGATTTAATGAATCTTTCTTGTGCGCCTTTAACGCCAACAGAAGGATTTTCAGCCCATGCTCTATAAGCAAGGTGACGAGCAGCACATTTAAGCGCATTGCCCATATCTGCTTTTTGTCCGACATAATGAACTGGATTGATCTTTAAAGACTTTTCAGAAGCTTCAACTTCTTCTGGGTCGATATCATCTTCTTTATCTTCTGCGTCTTCGATCTCTTTGATTCTTTTAGCAAGTTTAGACGCTTTTGATTCTAGTTCGTCTGCTTCTGCTTCCTTATCAGCACAATCTTCACCGTTTAGAATTGCTTCGTCAATGTCGTCAGTAAGTTCTTTTCTACGAGCATTAATATCACTTAGTTTCTTCTTAAATTCTTTTATGGAAACTGCCATAAATGTTTTTCTCCTATAATGTTTTTTCCTTTTCGAAAAGGTTTTGTTTATTTAGTAGATTGAAATTTTACGTTTTCTATTGATATTCAGTTTTAGTTGTTTTTCACTTACTGAATCATCTTGAACTTTTTTATCTTCTTCTAATTCGGTTTCTTCTGAATCGTTTTCTGATATGTCTTGTTCTTCTTGTTTATTTAGTGAACGCTCTATCACTAATGCTTCTTGGTTACATGGTATTGTAACAATACTAAATTCCGTTAGTTCTGTTTTAAGGTAGTTAATTCCGCCTTCGTCATTGAACTCGAATTCAAGTGGTCTGAAACCAATTGAAACGGCGTTTAAGAATCCTTGTTTTACAAGCTGCTTAACTGCCTCTGCTCTTGGTCCTGCTAACGGAACATCCCCATCAACATATTCGATAGTTGCTTCCCACCCATTTCCAACTCTTTTTAGTTCCGTACATTTAGCAATAGGGAACTCGTCTGATTTATGGTTTTCAAGAACTACTGGATTATTCAAGTAGTTTGTTATGATCAATCCATCAGGATCAACAATATCAGCAACTCTATCTTGTGCGTCCGTTGTTATGATGAATGTTGATGTGTTGTCGTCAAAAGATGATATTTGGAAGTCTTTAGTAACTACTGGATTATCCATGTATTTTTCTTGTTTTAGATTCTCCCTAAACGCCTTTGTTGTATAGATGTTATTCTTCATCCTTTTTTGGTTCTCCTATGTTGTGTGATCCTGTTCCGTCCTGTTGGGCTGTGTAGGTAGGTGAAAGGAACGTATTGCCTTGCCCGTCTGGGATTGGTGCGTATCCTTCAAGTTCTCTAACTTCGTCCTTGCTCATAAATCCGTTTGTGATTGCGATTGCGTAATATTGTCCACGCTCAAGCATGTCTGGAATTACAAGTTCATTGAAATCAAACTCGAACTTTATCTTGTTAAAGTCTGATCTAAACAAAATCTTTGTGTTAAACTGTTGTTCAATCTGTTTTGTAATACAGCTTAAAGCACCATTTACATATGATCTTTCTTGCTGAGATAAGTTCGCTGCTTTTTCTGAATCACCAAACCCTAACTTATGAAGTGGTACACCATACATTCTAGCAATGTCTTTTGTAATTTGTTCTCTTGCTTCAAGAAGTTGAAGATCAACAGGTGATGCGCCCGTGTTAACGAAATCAACTCCGGATGGAACAACAGGTATTTTACCTGCGTTAGTTACTGATTGTTGTGACCTATTCCAGTTTTCCTGAAGTTGATCTTGTTTGTTTGAGTTAATTTTTGTTCCTTCTTGAACTTTCAAATATCCCTGAAAGTAAGAACCGTTGTTGAATGCTCGCGCTGCTGTTTCCTGCGCTGCCAATCCCAACCCAAACACTTCACCAGCAAGATTAATCGGGCTATTGCCTCTTGTTGTATCAACAATGTTGATGGACTGGATATGGATCATATCCTCTTCTCTTATTCTTCTGTTGATTCCTTTTTCTGACTTAATGGAAGTTCTGTAATCAGACAGAAGTCTTTCGGTGACATGATAAACTCTATCACCGTTGTTTTTTTCTTCTATGTTAACATTCCACGGATCAACAGGAACTAAGTTGATTGCTGCTCCTGTTTTATCTCTTATAATAACAACATATCCATTTCCAGAAACCATGTACGCAAATACAAGCGTTTGAAGCATTGTAAGTGTTGTCTGTCTTTTGTTCGGAAAGGCCAGAAGTTCTAAGTAAGGCGTGTTCTCAAGATTTTTCCATCCGCCATTGTCTGACTTCTTGACGTTGATGGGCAATCCAGAAATGTCTTTTGTTATCAGGTTGATACATGTGTAAGCCGCTGATAATTGAAGGACCGTTCTTTCTGTGACGGTCACACCGCTTGCTGTTGTCTGTCCAATAATTCCCGGCAGAAAGGACAAATTATCAAGTGGTACTTGTGGAATGGTACCCGCATCGGCTTTTGTTTTTGGCTCATGCTTTTGTGGTTTAGCCCATTCAGAAACAGCCTGTTTTTTAATTCTTTCAAATAATGCCATTTAGTTCTCCGTTTTATATTCTCCTATTTAATGTTGTTCCTAAAATACTTATGAGCAATGTTAGCATTATAATATTTGAATTCACCTTGATCATCTTTTGATCTAAGAACATCATATATGATCTGCTGTTCAAGTTCTGTGTAGTTACATTCTGTTCTGGTCCTATGGATTGTCAGAATTTCTTTCTTAAAATTTTCCATACCAAACATTTGAATATCTTGTGTAAGTGACTCACATGACCCTGAGTACGTTTTCCAGTCGCTTATTTGTTTAGTTTTTTTCTTTTTACCTTTTATAATTTTAGTTCTTTTTGAGTAAACGAACTTCTTTCCGATATACTTTTTGTTAGTGATTAGGTTTGTTATTAAGTAAACAAAACCTTCACTTTCTAGTATATCTTTTTCAGTTATATCCTTTGGTAATATCCATTCCATATAATACTCCTTTTTGGAGTATTTAAGGAATCAGACTAGTCCTGAACCCATTGTAGGTGTTCTTGCTTGTTTTATAGTAGGAGCATTAATTTTAACGCCACTAGAACTATCTGTTTTAGCCGAAGCGGTCATTCCTTGTGGTGCGTTATTGAAGTTCACATCAATGGAATGTTGCCACGCTAACGCCTTTTGTGTGCGCCATTGCTTTTCTTGTCCAAGTGCGTCTGCTGACCTTTCGTTCAGTTTGTTCACTAAACCAGCCGCATCACTAACAGACATATCCTTGTTTTTAAGCATCATCTGATATTGCTTTTGTGCGCCTCCATCGCCGTGCTGCATCTCCCATACAGCGGCCTTCACTTGGTCATTATAACCCGCTGTACGCACATCAACGCCTGTCCCTTTATAAATCTGCTCCACGCGGTCTTTGTGCCATTGCATCAAACCAAACGCTTTCCCTCCATCCCCTCTTGCTGAGGCGTTGAAGTTTGATTCCTGCGCTATGTTCCCCATAAAGCCCGTAGCTTGGTTCTTCGTAAGGCCAGCGTTCATCAGTTGCTGTTGTAGATACTGCGCTCTTCCTGCTCTTTGCTTGTCATTCAGAATTTCAGGGTGAGGTGTTGAAAGCCAGTCACCAGCCATCGCGCCAGCTTTACCACCAAGCCACGCACCCGCCGCACCACCTGCTACTGTTCCTGCTGGCCCTAGAACTGATCCAAGTGCGCCACCTGCTACCGCACCAACGGCTTGCCCTATATGCTTTCCGTATGCTTCGTGCCTGTCATAAGTGTTCTGAATTTTGGAATCTTGGAACAAGTCATATCCGGTCTTTATGACGCCAAGCACGGCGGCAATTCTGGTCAGTCCTTTCAGAACTCCACCAAGAAAACCCAACATTCCTGAACCTGCTTTTAGTCCTACGAAATCCTTTAATTTTCCAAAGACTGAAAGTTTGCCGATATTGGATAATGCGGAGAACAGTTTGATTGCGCCTATTGCTGCTCCGCCAAACCAACTAGCCAGCTTCAAGCCGATTAGGATTTCAACAATCCCTTTGAAGCCGCCAAGCCATTTGTACCACTCAGCGATTTTGTCACCGACGCCTTTCCAATCTACCTTTTGAAGCCAATCAGCCAGCTTCATCACACCATCAACAATTGCGTTAATCGCTTTGTCTGCTTGTGGTCCAGCTAACCAATTTGCGAACTTGTCGAGTAGTGGAGATAGCTTAGGAGCTAGTCTTCCTATAATTGTTTGTGTAACGCCATTTACGGCAGTCAGAACGCCTTGATATGACTCTCTGAGTTTGTTGGCGTTCTTTACGTTGTCCTCGTTATATCTTCCTAAAAATTTTGCTCTCTGTTCTGCTTGTTCAACCTGCTTTGAACTCATTCCCATATAGTCAGTCGTGCCAAGCATCTTTTGGGAAAGTTGTCTCAAGATAGCAGGATCAACATCACCCGCTGTTAGGTGGTTATGAACGTAATCAAGCGTTCTGTTTCTGACTGTGGTTGCTGAATCACGCTGTGAGAGATGAAGCTTTTGATAGATGGTTTGAAGGTCTCCATCACCGCCAAATCTCATTGAAAGTTGGTTGTTCTGAATTGTTTGAAGCATGTTCCCCATCGAACTGGAGCCAGTGCCAAGCAATCTTCCTGCGTCCTGTAATGTTTGTAGTTTGTTTGTAGCTACTCCAAGAGATGCTGCTGTTCTCTGGATTTCGTTAGAAAGGGCAGCAAACTGCCTTGTTGTCGCAATGATGCCAGCGATTGAACCCATACCAAACAAGCCAGCGAATAGCTTACCGGCTTTTTCAATGGGGTTTAGAAGTGCTGTGGTTTGCTGATGTAGCTTTGATATTCGTGTTACCTTACCGAACCTATCCATCTGCTTCTGTAGCTGATCCATAGGTTTTCTTGCTGCGGCTATTTGCGCGTTTATCTTTGCTAGTCCTGATGATGCGTTATCCACCAAACCAACAGAAAGTTTAAATGATCCTTGTTGTGCCATTCGTTACTCCATAATCTTTAGGAGTATTTAGAGACGCAAAAGCCCTCTAACCGAATTGCTAGAGGGCTTTTATGTGAAATGATGAACAGTGTGGCCAAATGTGAGAAACGCCACATTTTTATTTAGCTAATCTCTCCATAACTCTTGTTACTGCCAGTGCGATTTCATCAAGAATTATATCTCTTAGTTCTTCTTGGTCTAAGAAAGATTGCGCGTGTATGTTCAAATCAGGAAGTTCGTTTGTTCTGTTAAGTGCTATGTCCATTTCATACTGAATTTCTTCTGGTATTTCTAATGATCTTAGTTTTCTGTTTCGCTTAATAGCATTTTCAATCCATTCCGCTTGTTTTTGTGTAAGAGAGCCATAGTTAGAGAAATTTCTTTCTAGGTCTTGAGGTATCTTTCTGTAGTTCTCTTGTGTGTTGTCTATTACGTTTTTAAAAAATTCATCTACTGTCATATATGACTCCTTAAATTATCTTATTTTAGATTTGTAAGTTTTGTTCTTACTGAATTATTTAAAGTCAATATTCTTTTAGTTAACTACTAAGTTTATAAGGAATTAAATACTAGAAATCATTAGGAGTAAAAAATGGAACAACAATTAAATGCGCTATGCGTTATGGAAGTTAAAAGACTAACTTCTGAGCTATCAGGAAACAAACAAGCATTAGTATCTTTATACAGGTCTTACCCTGATTTTTCTAAAATGTATGAACAGTTCAGTTCTGATAAAACAGGAACATATGATCTTCTTTGTTCATTATGCGCTGCTTACATAGCATGTTCGAACAACTTAATCAGTGATCGAAAAGCAGTTGAGTTATATCAGGAGTTGAAAGCAGAATATGAAGAAAAAGAAGATACCAGTTTGGAAGCCAAAGAAGTTGGTAGTTCAACAGAAACCGAAAATTGAAACTGAACAAAGAACTGTTAACAAACAACAGTATGATCATAAATGGCGAGAAGTTTCTAAGACATTTAGAAAGAACAATCCGTTCTGCGTCGAATGTCTTAAATCAGGAGTTTATAACTCACAGCATTTGCATGTTGATCATATTGTTCCGTTAGTTGAAAAGCCTGAGTTGAAGTATGAATTGTCTAACTTACAGGTGTTATGTCGGCCTTCGGGTCGCCATTCTATGCGCTTCGCACCACTCCAAAAAGACATATCGAGAAACACTAGGTCAGTCTTTGGCTAAGAAAAAACCCACTTAGAATTGCTCTAGTGGGTTTCTTTTTGGCTGCATCTTTTCATATGTCTCATACCATTGGTTGATTTCTGGAAGAGGTGCGTTCCAAAGTGAAAGTGGGTCTTGCTTGTGTTGGTAAGGCCATTTCATCAGCACGATTAACTGTTGAATAGCCTGGTCGATCTCAAGCCATTGTTCAGCAGTTATTCCGCTGTAGGTGTGATAAACCCCAAAACCGCATTTGCTACTGGTTCTGGTAGTTCCATAAACTCCTCAATTGTTAAGCCAGTCTTTTTAACTGCCAGTTTAACCATTGAGTTAAATGAATCTTTTGTTGATGGGTTTTCAGGAAGTGCTTCAATCAACAAATATCTGTCTTGGAATGCTGGTGCTTGAACTGTTAAAGACTTAATTTTTCTTTGTGTGCTTTTAAATTCGACCTCTTTGAATGTAAATGTTTTTTCTATTTCATACTTAATTTCCATATGTTTCTCCTTTTATGATGTTTTTGTATGTGCTTCTCAATTCTGATTGGGACTTGTTCCTATTTTCTTTTATCTTTTCTATCCGTTTTGTTAGCTCTTTTGTTTTGTTTTGTTCTAAAACTACTTCGTTATATGTACGAACAAATATTTTTATCTTTTCTAGTTCTGAGGCAGTAGAATTTCTAACTGATTCATGGGCGCATTTGATTGGATCAAGTGCTAAAATCTGCTCGTTTATGGTGTCCTGTAAATCACATGTGTTGTACTCATCATAGTATTTTACAAGACCGCCTGTAATTTCTCTAATTATTTTTGTTGAACTTTTATATTCCATATGTTTCTCCTAGTATGGTTTGTTATGTTTTTATTTAGTATGGTTTGTTTGTGATCATATATTTTAGTTCTTCAACAAACTCACTAAAATCAATATTTGTTTGTTGATGTGTATATTCAAGTGTGTTTAAATCAAGAAGAATATTAGGGTACATTCCACATTCTAATTTTCTAATAATGTAATGGCAATTAATCTCTAAAATGGAGTTCTGTATATATGCTGTTACATCATTATTGAGTAAAATTCGTATAGTTGTATCGAAATATGGATAGTATATTGAACTGATTTTTCCTTGTGGTCTTTGCCCTTTTAGATAAACCATTTCATGGTCATGTTCATCTGTATGAACCAATCTCCATATAAGTTCGTGTAGTTCTTGATTATACAAAACAAGTTCTTCACATTTTAAGGTTTTGTAGAATATTTCTTCTTCTGTCATTTTCTAATCTCTCATGTTGTTCATCATGTGAGTATTTATTCGGTCATGAATATCTTCTGTTCAGCGAGCCTTCTTATGAGAAGTCCTTGAACTTGTTTACCACCAGCATGACACCACAAAGGGAATTGCTCAGAAGCTGCTTGCTTCTCCGATAGCTGTAGGAGCGCCCACAAATGAGACGTGAACAGCGCGTTTAATCCTAAGTTGTAGGCAAAATCAGAGAGTGCGATCAGTTCGTTCTGTGAGAGCGTGGAGTGAGCTTTCTGGGTGATGGCGCTCCATATAAGCTCTAACCTACTGGACAGCTCTGTACGAGCTTCTATGAGGGTCATGGAGGTGTCTGCTGTTATGTCAGGGCCTGTGAACCCATAGCCACATGTCCATATGCCCGTGATGTCTTGATAGGCTTGCGCTCTGAATCCTTCGTACTTCTCTACTAATTCTATAAGTTCAATTGGTATGCTCATTAAAAAACCTTCAAGTTGTTATTCATGAAGGTATTTAAGTTTCTTATTTTGCGTTCAGTGAGCCTTTGATTTCTGAAATGGTAACTCTTAAATCACATATTGCTTCTGTCATTGCTTTAGTAGCTTCCGTTGACTGTCCCATTAAATCATCTAGTTTCTTTTCTCTTTCATCTAGTTTTTTGTTAGCAGTTCCTAGATTAACTAATAGGAAAAATATGAATCCAAGTAGGAAACATACAACCACCAAAGGTCCACCTGCTAAAATTGCTTTTGCTGCTAATGCTAAAAGATCATCCATTTAAATCTCCGTATCGTTTGTTGTACAACACGGATATTTAATGGGATGATTTTGTTTTATAAGTTATGTGTTTATGTCAATAATAAAATGAACTATTTCTGTTTAAATGATACTTTTTCCAAGTGATCCATTTTCATGCTTTATAAACCTCCAGTCTTGTTGATATGGATTAGCTGCTTCCTGAATTTGTCTCTGAAAAAGTTCCTGTTCAGTCTTGAAAAACTCAATATGATCAGGGTTTACGCAGTGTTCATTATGACAAGTGTTGAAGTAAAATTCTTCACCCAACCACTTTGAAATTTCTTCTGATGATAAAGTTACATCATTGATCTGGTTCCATATCCAACATGGCGTTGATAGAACCGATGATGTTTTTACTGTGTTTTCTATCAAGAAACACAGTAGGTTACAGCGACGTGCGTTTGATCCGTACTTAACAACAAACTCTTTTTGACAATTTGAGCATATTCTAATTTGTGGTTTCATTCATTTCTCCTTGTTTTCTTTTTGTTTTTTCAAGAATTCCTTCATATCATGTATTTTTTTAATATTTTTTGGTTCGGTTTCAACTAAATCAACTAAACCGTTGTAAGTGATATAGTTTCTTTTTGAAACCGTAGTAACGGAGTAGTCAATCTTAGAATCAGTCGATAGTCTCTTAAAATCTGCAAGAAATATTCTTATGTTTGATGCTTTAGCTGATTTAGTGGCGAACTTGTTTGCCCATGTTTGAAATTCTTCAAAATAATCTTTTGCCATTACACGTCCGGTAAACTCTTGTCCGTACTTGGTATCTTCTATCCACATTTCAACATCAGATTTTGCTCTGTTTTCTTCAACTATTTCAGCAAGTTCGTTTTCATATTTCATAAGTGGAGATTCTAAGTTTTCATTAACTGAGTTCCATAGAGCAACCATGTTTTCGTAAATTATATCTCTTGCATCACGTAAATCTTTTGATATTTCTAATGTAAAGTATAATGGGAAAAATCTTCTACCACCTGTTTCATCTGAAACAACTCCCATATAAGAATTGTTTGTAGCACCAATACATGTTGTGCAATTCCAAATTGTTTTTCTTTGAGAAGTACCAAGAACACGACCAGATATAGTTGTTGATGTGATATTATCTTTTGCTTTATTCCATTCTGTTTTATCACCTCGTGCCATTTCATCGATGAACACAACATAATTGTAAAACAAATCTATAGACCGTGTATCACCAAGTTCTGACATTGAGGATTTTGTTGATAAGAAATCAAGTGGTTTGATTAACTGTTCAATGAAGTATGTTTTACCCGTACCTTGAGGACCAACAAAGATTGGCATTATAATTTTTGATGGAATTTCACCAAGAATTTTTCTTTTAACTGAGTGAATAAAGTTTTGAAGAACGGCTATAACAAGTTCTCGATTGTTTTCTGGATGATTAAAACATGAGTCGTAAAGTTTGTTCCACAAGTCTTCTTCACGAACTACTCTTGATTTTGGAGCAGAATATGCCAACTCACTGATTGTTTCAGCCATAATTTGTGTTTTACGACCCTTAACAATTTCATTTAGATATTTGATGATGATCGGGTGACTATAATGAGTAAATCCCATATCAATTGCTTCAAAAAGAATAGCATCAGCATAATCAATAATGCCTCTATCATTCGCTTTATTGCGAATAGCTTTTCCTTCTGGTGATTTTAAATCGAGATCACTAACATATGTTACATGATTGCCTACTAAGATTGGTGCTGTGCTGTGAATTGTGTCGTTAGATTGTGGAACTAAATTATACTTGTTACAATATGCTCTAACTAAGTCTCCTTCATTCGAGATTGTAGTGCCATATTTTTCTATACATTTTAGTTTGATTTTTACTCTTGATATATCTTTATCAGTGATTTTTCTTATAGTTTTAAGAACTTGAAATTGTTGAAAATGCTCTAATTCATCTGGAAATGACAAAATCATTTCTATTAAGAGTGAATTATCAGCACCATTTGCAATGCCTTCTGTTACCGATTGTGCTAATGTTTTTTCTGTCATTTAAGACTCCTTTAAATTATTTGTTGTGCAAGAAACACAAAACCCCATTCAGAGTGTGGATTTCTGAATGGGGTTTTTCACAAATAATTTAAACATGAAGAAATAATGTTTTTATTTCTTCTTCTTTTATTTAGCAATGATAACATAAAGCATTATCGTTAACTATAATCATCTGTGAAAAATGATCCAATTCAAAGTTTCCACACTTTCGGTTCATTTCGTTTTCTTATTTTTATTTAGCAGTTAAACAGTGAATTTAACTTCTATGTTTATAATTTAGCGTATTATTTAATTTTGTGTCATTATTATTTTCTTGATGTGACCTGAAATCGCAAGTCACACTAGAATTACTTCTTATTTATCCGGAAAGCGGAATATGTCTGATTTTCCCTAAAAAATGACTGTTTTGGTGTGACTTGCGATTTCAGGTCACACCTAAGTCACACCGCAAGTCACACCGGTCACATCTTCATTTTACCTAAAAAAAGACTGAAATAGGGTAATTTTAAACAATTTTGCGTACTTTTTTAGTAAATTTAACCCATTTCCACTATATTTTAAGTTAGATGTGACCGGTGTGACTTGGTGTGACCTGAAATAGTAGCTGTAGGATTCTACAAAAACTTTTTCTGTGGCACTCGATATATCGGTCACACCAAGTCACATCGTCACACCTAGCACTACGATAAAATTCTCTATTATTGTTTTCGCGCAGAAAGATGCTCGTATAGGCCGATTATACGAGCATTGTCTTATGCAACACGCATTTCCTGAACCGAGGTTTTCTTAATAAGACCGGTCTCTAAATACGATTCAATTGTTAAAAATTAAATGTTTCGATTAGTTGTTTCTGAACTTCTGGATCACTCGGATTTTTACCATCGAATGCATTCCATTTGGAATCAGCTTTTTTAAGCTCGATGATAGGATTCAAGGCATCCTTAAAAGACAACTGAGCAGATAGTTGTTCGCCTATCATAACTTGGTACTTCGCTGTAGCGTCTTTATACACAAACAGCATCTCATACATATAATCGCTGGCGCAGTGACCATCACACATTGCGCCTATAACCACACCATCCTTCTGAAAATAAATCCCCTCAGGAAATTGAGGTGAGATAAATCTTGCGTCGTCATCTGAGGGAGTAACAACCCCAGATTGCCAAGCTGATTTATAGATTTCGGGAATTTCAAAAAGCCACGTTTTAAAAGACATATTACGTCCCCTTCATTCAGAAGCTCCTATTATACCACATACTCACAAAAAAGCCCTTATGACTGGAACATAAGGGCTTTCATGTAAATTAATATCTAAGGTGACTTCTATAATGTCATTTCTATTTATCTCTCTAAATACATATAATAACTTGAGAAGAAAAATATGACAAACACATTTCTACCAGTGAATGGTATTTCTAACTTAACAGTACTATATGGGTTTGATAATGGGATAACTACAAACCCAACATTGAACACTCTTTTTTCACGAAAGAGAGAAAAGAAAAGACTAACGATATCTAGTAATAACCAAAACACTTTTAATGTTATCTATAATTCAAATCAAGAGATTGATGTTTACTTAAACGGTCTTCTTTTGGATGAAGAAACTGCATACTCTTTTTCTAATGGAGATACTCTAACTTTGGATAGTAGTTTATCTAGTTCAATTTCAACTGACGATGTACTGTACGTTGTACTATATTGAGGAATCTTTATGAAAGTGAAAATTATAAAAAGACGGATAAAAAATTCAGTTCCTAGAAAAAATTTGTACCCATGTAAAAAATGCGGAAAACTTATAGTGGGAAAAAAATTCTGCTCTATAGAATGCTCTATAAAAGAAAGAATTTACTATAAAGATGGTTGTATCTTTTTAAAAAATAAGAAAAAAAATCAGTCCGTATGGTATGATGGAAAATTTTATCAGGTTAAACAGTTTTTGTTTAGATTACACTTCTCCTACAATTTCACTAAGTCATTATATCTAAACAATACATGTAAGAACGTTAAATGTGTTAATCCTGAACATGCTAGTCACATTCAGAAATAACAACATACTCATATCCCTGTTCATCTAACAGGAACAGTTCATAATCACACATACAAACTAGAACTTCACATACTAAAACTAACTTCATCATACTGAACCCTCCAAGTTCGTATGAACAAACATATGCTCTTGAAAACACGTAATCCACCTAAAAATTACGTAAATTACGTGTTTGACTATATCTTTTAGTGATATTAGAACAAGGATATGAACTTAGATAAGTTCATACAAACCTTGGAGGGTTAGAAACTAATATGTCAGTAGATCAGAACACACTAGCGCACTTCACAGGATCAGAAGGTCTTTATAAGTGCGCTAGATGGAATGTAACTGATGGAGTTAAGTACCTAATAGACAATGGAGCAGCATGGATATGTGATGTGGTGTTCTCATATCAGGCAGAGAGAAAAGTCAGACTTGAGCCATTCCAGTCATGGACCTTCACATGTGATCTTGAAAAACAAACATGCGATGTTCTGGCTACTGATGGGAATGACACTCGCTTGGCAAAGCAGCATGTCCCCTACACAGACCTTACAGTCTCTGAGATAAAGCTTTATCTTGTGGATGGTGTTCTAATGCTCTCAAGCGAGTACTGAGCGCCGGAATAAGATGGTGAATGAATCATTCACCATCTTAATAACCCAAAAAGCATTCACTTTTTACTATTGTTTTCATCTTGCTTTTTTATTTCTTCTATACAAGAATAAAAATCATTAAGCGTCTCTTTATAACCACTTAAACTTATATCAATATTGTTTTTATACATTCCTAACATATTTGTTGTTTTTATATCTTTACTAGATATGTTAATGTTTTCATACATTTGAAGTTCGTCAACAATATCACTTAGTGTTTTTAAGCCAGAATCGTTTGATAGAGTAACTTCATTATTATCGTAACTAACTACGCTATCACTGAAAATTCTAGTTTTATCTCCATATTTTAGTAAAAATGATAAGTCATTTTTAACATAAGAAGAGTCTTTAATAGTCAGATCAATTGTTGATCCAAAACCTTCTGTATAGGCAAACCTAATCGATATATCCGCCTCTCTGTTACCTATAATAGCGCAACCATTTATATAATCGCCTTGATTTAAGGTAAAAGATTCCCATCGACCGTGTTTAACAACTGAATCGGCATAAGCAGAAGGAACGCCAAACAAGCACGCTCCTATAAGAAGTAGCTTCCTCATTCACTCTTACTCTCATACATGTCCATCAGTTCGCACAAAGCCTGCCAGTAGGTCTTATCCATCTCATCACAGATTTTGACGAACCGTTCGAACTGCTCTTCCGGCATTGAGATATTCAAAGCGCGTAGAGGCCCTTTAGTGCGCGTTCTTCTGCCTCTTGGTGTGTTGTATGAGCGCGTAAAGCCATGCTCACGCGAAATCTCATCTAACTTCTGCTCTTCCATCTTTGAGCCAAAAATCTTGTTCGTCATTTCATGCGCTCCACCAGTTCCTGGCACACTTGTTTGGCGTTCTCGATTGCCTTTGTCTGATCCCCTTCCAGTTCATCCATGAATGAGCGATGGAAGAAGATACCTTTGAAAGCTGCTCGTTCGTTCAGTTGGTTAGTGAACAACGCATATCCCGCATTCCTGATTTCCTGCTCAATGGCTTGTTCAATCTTGGAACGGATGATTGGAGACGTGCGTGTAAAGATGAATGCGTGAGGAATAGGACGCTCAAACGCTTCTTCTTCTGCCTGAATAAGCTGAATCACACGGTTAGCTTGAACAGCATCCGGCATTGAAGGCTGCATAGGGATAAGTACGAAGTCAGCTTTGAGAATGGCGCGTGAGACTAGCAGGTTTGCTGTGCCTTCAAGATCAACAAACACATAATCATACTGTTTGCGGGCATCTGCGATTGTGCGGACGATGTTCTGTTCAGAAACACCACCCTGAACCGTGATGTTTTGGTTTGTGCCTTCATGCCAGTTGAGCAGGGTTTTGTTCGGATCACAGTCCACTAGCAAAACCTTTTTACCCTGTCTGGCTAACACCTGAGCAAGAACCAAAGCAGTAGTGGACTTGGTTGATCCACCTTTAATCTGCGCCATCACTATGACTTTGCACGACATAGCCTATCCGCCTCCAAGTTTAAAGCTACATACTTTATAGCTTAAGTTTTGCTTGAGCACTAGCTGGATGTGGTGTTTGAAGGGAGAAACATTTTGAAAGAAACAAAATGAACTACCAAACAATCACTAATCTGGTTCAATACGGAAACCACTTATTTAATACATATCCAACCTTTTTTCACGCTCTTCTCCCTGTAGGAACAATTCTCACCGCCATACTTGGTATGAAGAACAGTCATAGAATTGAGAAACAGGCCAAGCGTCAAATAGATATCGAAATTAGTAAGTATAAACTTGAGCTTTTCGATAAGAGATTTAAAGTCTGGACTGAATTCCAAAGTATGGTTCTAACCCCTCCCGGACCTGTTTTTAACCCAACATATGAACAACTTGGTTGTACTTTAGAAAAAATAAATGAGAATATGAAATATACGAAAAAAGCTATACTCTTATTTTCTCCCGATAAAAATTTTAATGTTTTGCATGATTTTAATGTAACCTCTGCTACTTTCCATAGAATAATAAGCATTGTTATGGGAATACAACTAACAATGGTAAATGCAAAAAGAGAAATGGAAAAAGCACAAGAAGAACAAACTTCTTATGAAGAAGGATCTATTGGTTATATATCAAAGAAATACATATTCGAACAAAAAGAAAAGGTAATTCAACAAGCATATGAAAATATTTACGAACATAATCAAGCACTTATTCGAATTCCAAGTGAATATAACAAACTTCGATTGAAATGTGAGTTATATATGGAATCTCTACTTTCAGCGCCAAAACAGGCGTTTGAAGAGGACGAGAAGGGCTGGATCGGCACCTCATTGGATTACGTTACCAAAACAGGCCCCATACATGGACGGTTTGTAATCTGGCTAGCGCTAGCTGCTTGCGTTCTCTTTCTGGGTATGTTGATCTGTTCATAGCTGCATCCAGAAATTAACGAACAAGATTAGTGATTTGGCGTATAATCTTCATTAAGCCAACTACATTACATGTAGTTACTTTGTAGTGTTATCTTTCATGAAAAACTGGGAGAATCACACTCCCAGTCATCATTAAAAATGATTAATCTTTTTTCAGTTTTGGGCGTCCCCGTTTGCTTTCGGGTATCTGCTTCACCTGTGGTTCACTGGATTTTTTTACCGTGCTTCCCAGACCAATCTCTTTAGCCAGTGAGGATCGTCTTTCAGAATAAGAAGGACAAACCATTGGGTAGGAATCAGGTAGTTTCCATTTTTTCCGGTAATCCGCTGGCGTCATACCGTAAACTGATAGGAGATGCCTCTTGAGCATCTTCAGTTTTTTACCGTCCTCAAGGCAGACGATATAATCAGGGAAGACAGACCTTTTAGGGTTCACAGCCGGAACAGGGGCTTCTTCTACGACAATTTCTGGAACTGACGGTGTTTGAAGCGTCTCATATACTACCTTAATCAGGGCAGGGAGTTGGTCTGCTTCAATTTCATTATGTGAAAGGTAGGCAGCTACGATGTCTGCTGTAAGTTCACGAGTCATTCTTTAATATTCCAAATTTCTAGTTATTTTTTTCACAAAAAAAAGAAAATACTCTTCTTTATACTCAAAATCCACACAATAGGTCATATGATAAAATGTAAGGTCTATCTAGGTTTTTTTATAAAACTTGTGTGAGTATGATCAGCAATATCCTTTGTTAATGCCGCGGCTACAAAGGGAAGAGTTTGTTCTGGGTGCTGTAAGCAATATTCTTTAGCATAATTTATCATAAACTCGTTTGAAACTAATCTTCCTATATTACTTGGTATATGTTGTTTTGAATTCATATATTCTGCTGTGTTGTACGCCGACCAAAAACCCTCAAAATAGTATTTTACAACTATTTTTATGGTCATAGACTCCATTGGTTCATCAGAAGATATATATTTCGTAATTCGTGAGCATGTCATTTCATCACCTAACACTGTGAAGTTATCATCAGCATGAGCAACTGACCCGAACAACAATGGAAGTGCTAGGAGAAGGGACTTTTTCACGTCATACGCTTTCTTCATGAGCAATTTCTTAGTTCTAACACGCTCTTATGTTCACGATCCCACTCTGAGATCATGCTTAGGTAGTTCTGAACAGGCAAATGTGAGCGCCTATCTTCTATAGAAAGACTCTTAGAATTATGTTCTGTAGCAGAATGCCACTTAGAAAAACCGTTGAGAAACTGCTGTTTTTTACGTTCTAAGCACTCACGGAGTTTTTGAGCGCGTTCTTTAGCAAGCTCAATTGCTTGTGAAAGGTCGATCTTTCGCAATGTGTAGAAGTTTGTTCCTCTTACAACTCGACCTGACCTTGAAGCTGCTCTTCTGATTGTTCTTTCAACTAATCCTAGTTCATACGCTTTATGAAGGGTGCGTATGACAGTTGAAACTGAACAACCTGCTTTGATGGCTATGGTGGTATGTGAGGGGAACAACCCTTTATCACCCTCAAACGAACTTAAGGCTTGAAGAACAATATGTTCTTTGCCGGTAAGTTGCTTTGCTTGTGTGAGTTGCCATAGTTGGCTGGAAAACTTCATAACCAAACTTTCATATGTTTGGCGAAGTTTCCTTCTTTCCACTGAAACAGAATGCTTGAACTGATGTTCGAACAAGACTATATTCAGTTTCGGACCCATTGGAATTGGTAGTTCCTCTGGATCAAGTCCACCTTCGCCGCCAGCGAAGAATTTGAAAGGGGTCAGCCTTGCCGGGCGGCCCCTTTCGCATATTCCAAGCATAATGCTTTGAGAATCAGAACATTACAAGCCTTGTCTAAATTCTCTTTAGAGTCGCTTGAGATTCCTGTATGCGTTCAAGTGTGAGTTCGCGCTCACCTAACCTCCAAGTTAGAGAAAAGCCCCTACGTGATCGGATGAAGCTTGGTCACGCAGGGGCTTTTTTTATTAGGCGAGTTCAAAGTGAAGCTTGATGTCGAGAGCTTTCAGAATTCCTACAAAATTTGAGAGTGTAGGATTTCCGCTTTCACTGAACACCTTTTGAATGGCGCTTCGTGAGATCCCTGTCTCATTCGCGATCTGGGATTTGTTCTTCTCCTTATGTTCAGCAATCATTCCGATTGCTCTCATGATGATGGCGCTATCACCTGTCTTCCAAGCGTCTTCTAAGAATGAATCCACTTCTTTTGGATCATCTAACAGGTAGCTAACATCAACTTCTTTGAGGTTTAGCATTTTGGTTATCCTAGTATTGTAGATTAGTTATCTAGCTTTTAGGCGAACTTATCAGAGCTAAAGGTAAGATTTATTTTTTTAACTGTTTTGATAATATTTTTGCTGTTTTTATGTCTTCCTTCTGTGAAGACTTATCACCAGCACAAAGTAGAATGATTAATTCTGATCCTTCTTGCTTCATGTAGATGCGATACCCTGCTCCAACATGAATTCTGGCTTCTAAGATACCTTCACCACAAGGTTTACAGTCCCCTAAGTTTCCAGCTTGAAATCGAAGCACACGAGTATCAATCGCTTTTCGTGCTCTCTGGTCTTTTATGGAATCAACGAATGAGTAATAGGCGTCAGTGCCTAGCACTCGTATTTTTCTGTTCATAAACACCTTACGCTCTGAATGATCAAACGTGCGTTCCTTCAAACGCATGAAAGATTTAGCAAGGCTTACACTATAGTGCAAGGTTTTTATGTGGCTGCCACATATCACATACAGTTTGCAACCCTTTTTAAAATAATTTTGTATCAAAAACGTGAGTTTTCCGCGCCGTAAGCGGATTTCTACCTCCACGTCAAGCTATTTTTTATTAGTGCCTTAATCTTGACACATTCATATGTCAAATTATAACAATCGAAAGACACAGTAATGACGCTGTTCTTTAAGATAAAATCACCAGAAAGTCGCTTTTTAGCGCCATTCTAAGGAATAATTATACCAAGAAAGGTAAATTTTAATCATGAATACAAAACTAAAAGAATTTTCTACAGAAATTACAGAAATTAATGATGCTAACGAGTTCATCATGTTTCTGAGTTTAAATTCAGCCTACAATATCATGTGTGATTGTGACGGCCTAAGTGCTGACATTCATTATGATGATCAAAACATTAAAATTAATGTTCAGTATGATCCTGATATTCAGCGTCTTTATTCTGAAATTTCAGAAATCAAAAATGAATATGACGCTTCAAAAGCACCACGTACATGGGCTTTTGATTTGGAAAAAGATAATCAGTTTAATTTAAAATAAGAACTTAATTTAGACATGCGTTAGTTCGTAAGTGAATATGCATGTCTTTTTTATGAAGAATTTCAACAACAGAAGGAATTTTAAAAATGGATACTCAAGACAAACTAAAATATATCAAGAAATTAAAAGACCGAGAGTTCTTGGATTGCATCATGGCAGCATTGGATCATGAAAAATTTCCTAAGCATGGTGAAGTTATTGTTAAGTGGGGAAATAATGTAGGAAAAATGTACATTGCATGTACCGAACTGATTGATACAAAATTCGATGTGACATACATCGTTGAGAATTCAGGTTCATTCAAAGTGGTATATGACAAAAATAAAAATGCCATAAAAGTAAAATCAGAGTTAACGTATAAAAAAGAACAAATTTACATTGTAGCAGAACATGCAACGATAAAATTTAGTTTTGTTGGTGGTTCGTTTATCGCACTCGACTTCGTTAACGATTACAAAATAACTGATTGTTCTTGTGCGTCAGTTATTAATGCTTATTTGTTCAGAAATCCATATAAGACTTTTAACAAAGAGACAATGATGATACTAGAACTTTCCGAGTTTTAAACTACTCACATAACTGAAAAATTCATGTTTCTAAATATCCTTAGTTGAAATAATTAAGGATATTAGAAATGATAGAACTACTTAAAATATGTGACGTACACAAACCAACAATGTGTCATATGTGGTATGAATCAACACACTTTGCTGTTCGATATGACACACGAGTTTCCGATTATACAGGAATGATAATAGGAACTCATAACTGTACGTTCATACCAAGCACTTACATAATTGATCATGAATCTTTGTTGCCAACAAAACAAAGAAACGGAGAGTTATGTGATTTCTTATATGAGAACTCTGATGTTTCTAAGTGGACTGAGGAACTCATATTCTACATGGTAATGAAGTTCGAGATTGAAAGAAAATGATATTAAGTACCCACTTTTATAAGACCATCATTGAGATTGAAAGAGAAGATAGTTTAAAACTAGAACAAGACATGACCATCACCGAACATGGTAAGTCGCTAAAGTTCAAAGGTGTATCTGTTTTAACGAGTAAGGTTTTCTATGATGTTGTCGAATATTCTGATGATGTTTACATTTTAACAGATAAGAACTCAATGTTTAAGTTCGAACAAGAAACTTATAGATTCCTGTTCGTAAATTATAAAGGGAATAGTACATGCCACTCAAGCATGAAAGAACCAGACATAATTAAAGTATGTATGTACGGTCAGTTTTTATATGAACATGACATAACAGGTTTTATTTTATCGGTAAGAGAAGAGCTAGAAGACATTTTGCCTGAGTACGTTCAAGATATAACAGAAGAGCATGAAATGTACATTATGATGAAAGAGATAATAAAAAAGCCGTTGAAAAATTAACTTCAACGGCTTTTTTATTATTCAGGGATTGAGAAGTAAGTTTGAGTGTCACCCATCACTTGATCATCAATCATGGGACCTAAGCAGTATATAACGCACATCACGCCGTCTATTTTATCGCGTGAGTTCTTCTGTTCCTTATGTGCGTACAGGTTGTTGTTTTTGTCCTCTGAAACTCGCGTGTTCTGACAGTTCCACTCGAATATCTCATTATCGTAAGATACCCTACATTGTAGAATTAATGATTGTAGTTTCTTTGTAGGGTTAGAAAGCAGATAGCCACGTTCAGCATGAAACACAGGCCAGCCGCTCATATCCAACATTCTAAGAATTTCACTTTCACCAGCACGGTCAATGACGTTCGTTTGTACGTCATATTGTTCATTGATCTGAACAATATGGTCATGGATCACTTGAGGCTCGATGATAGGCCCCTGAATGGCTGTTAGAAGCCCCTTAGAGTGCCATGTAGGGTAACGAGCGTTCTTGTGAGATTGAACGGTCTCTTGTGGCAAGAAGTAGTGCGGAAACACATACAACCTATCCTGATCGAAAAAGCATTGTGTGACACACGCCATATCATCGACCATCGCCATATCGACACCAACATAGCAGGGCAAATGTTTGAACTGCTCAGGTGTTAGAGATTCATCATATCCCGTTCTAAGTCTATGAATATCAAAGAACTTATCTCCACCTGATTGCCATTTGTTCAAATGAAGTGTGAGATATGAAGCGCGTTCTGATGAAGTGGTTTCAGCCTTTCTCATCAGGTCTGTGACATACTCTTGATCAAGCACTGACCAACATGGATTGGCTTTTTTAAGTGTCTCAACGGAGTATTCTGGATCAGAGTCATCCGCCTTCCAGATACAACAGAAGAACCGTTCAGCCTGTTTTGAACCGTTCAGGACGTGCCTAGCAAACTCATTCTGAACATACCCTATGCCAGTGAAGTCAAACCCTGCTGTTGTGATGGCTATGATCAACGACTGATTACGCTTACCAGCACCAGTGACAAGCTTATCGTAGGTAAGTCTGTTCGAAATGGCGTGTAGTTCGTCGATGACAGCGCAATGAATGTTCAAGCCGTCTAGCTTATGCCCGTTAGAAGCAAGCGCCTTGTAGGTGCCTTTGTTCGTTCTTCCATTCTTATTCTTTGAAAAGAGAATGTCGTGTGTTCTCGCATTACATCCTAAGTAACGCATGAACTTTGGTTGTGATTTCAACATCTCCAAAGACTTATCAAACACAACACGCGCTTGTTTTTGTGAGGTGGCTGCTGAGTAAACCTGTGGTCCTGCTTCCCCATCCATTGTGAGCATCCATAGATTAAGAGCACTCGCCATGAACGATTTGCCGTTGCCACGCGGCACTTCAACGTGTGCTTGTCTGAATCTCCTATGCCCTTTTTTGGTTTTCCATCCTAAAATTTGACCGAACACAAACATCTGCCACGGCATCAGAATGAAAGGTGTTCCGCCTAATGGACCTTCTAAGTGATGGAAGTGAGAGCAAAACTTCTGAAATTTGAGCGCAGGTTCCGGATCAAACCAGTAAGGATAAGCAGGATCAGTTAGGGATTTTTGGAGGTCGTCTTTAGCTCTTTGACAAGCTTGATGAACTTCCAAACCAACAGCAATATTACCGGCAAGAACTGCATCCACGTATTCATAAAGTTCAAGAACTCTTGGATCATTCATTTAAATCCCCGAATTCTGAAAAGTCTTCTTCTTGTGCTTGTTCTAACTGATCTCTCTTCAAAAGGTTTAAGTCATAAGGCGTTAATCCAAACCTTCTTGATAGTGAAAGCATTTGCTTTTGAGTTTCGCGTAACTGAGCTACTGCTGGATTTGGTTTTGTTAGTCCGCCAGCTTTGTATGTATAACCTTCTTGTTCGATTAGCTGTTTAAGAATACGGTAGTCTTCTACCAAGTCTTCAAACATTTTTATGAAAGGTTCAAACTGGTCTAAGTCAGTTGTATTTGTGTTTTTTAAAATATGTTCTCGTGTTTCCATTTAGTTCTCCTAAAAATTATTTCAAAGTCACCTCATATAAAAAAATGACTAGGGTGTGCGTTTGCGCTTTGTGCTTGAAAGTTTCTAGGGGTGTACCCCCTGAGCTATTCTGTTAGGGATTTCGTAACATCAGAAATTTTTGCTTCGATCAAAGGCATAGCGTCAGAGAGCGTGCTAGCTTCGTTCAGGATCGACGCACCTATGTTTCCTGCCTGATAGAACCTACCTAATGTTTGTCCTATCTGTGTGAGCACTGGATCAAATCCTGAGATGGATTTCATAATCCCTTCACCTGCTCCCATAACAGAAAGTGCTGTTGAACCTATTCCTTGTAGATCAACTGATCCAAGCACATTGGTAGCTCTTTGAACTAATGAACTGAGTGATCCTGATTGCGAAGTTCCTACGGAATAGGACTTGTTGTTCACGACAACTAAAGAAAGCCTTATTTCACAGACACCTTTTCTCATGGCATCTTCCGATATTCCAAGTCCTAAAACAGCACATGTTTTTAATCCCAAAGATGGATGCATGAACAAACCTGTTTTGCTGTTCATCATCTGTGCTCTTAAGAGATTTCTATCGAAGTAAGTACCTGAGTTGTATGAAACAAATCCTTCAACTTCATAAATCTCCGGTCCACGTCCCATAACTTCAACATAAGGTCCGTACTTTCCATTCACTATATCATGTAGAACAACTTGGTTATTATATCCTTGATCAGTTATTGATCTGACATAGAACTCACACCCATTGAACGACGAAATAATAGACATCGTTAAACTCCTTCCCAAACGTATGAATAATCTGTTTTTATTGTTCCTTTTGTAACTTGAACTGTTATATTCAACTTACTACTTTCATATGAACATGTTACTTCATAATCATCGCACATGTTGTATTTCGTTAAAAACTCAAGTGCTTCTGTACAAAAAGATTGTGCGTATGATTCATACTCTGTCTGTGAGTAGTAAATCAGTTGCCATAATCTAGAACCAATGATGTCTTGTGGATAATCTGATTCACCCCACCATCCTTTTTTAGAGGATTTGGTCCAAGATTCATCTGCGGTTCTATCTGTGAACAACGCACACTGAACTAGTGTTTCAATGTCTTTTGTTTGTTCTAACATTGCTTGTTCGCTGTTAAGAACAAAATCATACTGTTGAGTGTTGTTGTCATATTCAACTAAGAGGTCCATTTAAACCTCCTTTTTCCCAAACTTATCACATACAAAAAGGTTATTAAGTCTTTGAACATGATAATTTTCTGATCTGTTAGACATGGTTTTGTTCAGAAATCTTTGTTGGTTGCTTGGATATGTTATTTTTACTCTTACTTCTTTTCCTTCGTATGTAATTACATATCTTTTTGGTATTGGCTTTTCTGTTGTATCTTCAAGAACCACGTATTGGTTGTATGTGTTGTCATATGTAGAAACTATAGTTTTTGATTTAATCTTCATTTTTGTAAATCTTCATGTGTTTTGTCGCATAGCGCATTAATTTCTTCCCAGTCCTGCTCAGTTGGGGCTTCTTTTGATTTGTAGATTTCTATGATTTTCTCAACGACTTGGATGAGTGTTGGGACGTCTTCCACAACGGCAATCAAGATTTGAATAATTTCTGATGCGTTCATGATATGTTCTCCTTAATTTGAAAGTTCTTGTGCTGAGATGATCTTCTTGGATACGAGAAAATCCTCGAAAACCGTGACGGCGGTTGTTGCTGCCAGTGTTTCAGCGGCTGAGATTGTTGTTCCTGCTTGTGCTGCTGTTCTGATCTTCACAATGTCCGCGTAAGCGATGGCGTCATATGCTTTGATGTTTGAGACTGTTTGTGCGTCAGGTGTTCCAAAATCACCCGCAATGTACTGAGCAGAAGCCTTTTCCAGCACGGCCAGAAGTGATTCACCTGAGATAGCTGCTTTTTGTGCTTGAACTTCTGAACAAGCGCCTTGTGTTACTGTTAATGCTAGGCACATTATGCCAAATGCTATTTTTTTAATCATATTTTATCCTTTATGAAGTTGTACTTGTATTTAATTTGCTTAAACCTTGCTTGGCTTCTGTAAGCGTTGATTGTGCTGATGTAAGTAAGTCACTTGATGGCGTCATACTAGATACATCAATTGAAGCAACACATGACTCCATCTCCTGAATCTTGTTTTCCATTGCTGACGAAATTTCTGTAATGTCTGATGTTACTGAAGTGATTTCAGTCATGACTTGTTCATACGCTGTTACGAATGGCTGTACTGTGCCTGTAACCAATTTTCCTAAGAAGGAAACAATCTCAGCCGGATTAGCACCTGGCATAGTAAGAATGGGTAGGTAAGAAGCTAAACCTTCAAGCATCTTCTCAAGTGCTTTTTCTTGAGCCTGTAAAACTTTCTGAACTTCTTGTTCTATGTTTTTTATGTCTTGACATGATAACGAACTATCAATGTCTTTTTTTATCTGATCTGCCCATTGTGACATTCATTTCTCCTAGTTTATTGATGTTATGATTCCTGCTTGAACTATCACTACTTTACCGTTCTGATCAGAGAATGACCCACTAGCACCAGTAGAAACAAGTAAATTTCCTTGTACATAAACAGAGCCATCTTTAACGGAACATACTTCTGTCCCATTAACGGTTATCCTTACAATGTTGTTTGCTGTTATGTTTATGGATGTTTTATCTTGTAGATAAACACACTGTCCTTGTGTATCATATAACTGAACTTCACCTTCTTTAAGATTTTTAGGATGTGTATTTACATCATGAGTGCCAACAACAAATTTGTTGTTGTTCAACCCATATCCAGAAAGAGTAATAGCTTGCGAGTTAACAGGAGGAACTGACGTAAGGCCCCATGTTCCATAGATCGGCCTATCGTTATGAACTTCCTGTCCCTGAAAAGTGGAAACCTGACAGGTATGAACGTCTCCGCTCGTATTCACAGCGTTTGTGATGGTGCCTGTCTTCACCATGTGCTGAATCCTCTGCGCTAAATCTCTAAACATATGTAGTCCCTATGTAGTTTCTTTATATTTATGATGTATGACCACTTGATATGAAGAACTGAATGTTTGGGTGATGAAATGCGTAGAAGAAAATATCCAGTTTGGCCCGAATAGTATGTCACTTCGTTCCCGAGCTGGTCTTGCTAACTTACTGGTTATGTAAAATAGTGCTATTTTTATCTATATATATAGATTATTATCGCGTTTTTTCGCACTAATATTGATATCGGGCCAAACTCATCAGGAACTGGAGTTAGGCAAAGATTGAAGTGCGGGAGATGAACTGAACAAAACTTGAGGTTCAAATGACAATGCTTCTTTCGGGTACAGTGTAAGGGTACATAATGAACCTTGTTCATTTGAGTATGAGTAGTTCACAGCACATATAACCATCTCTGCCGAGTGAACATTCAGGTATGGAAGATCGACAACACACAGTTCATTCACGTCATAGAACGGTTGATCTTCATCTTTCCAATTCGGCAAAGTGATCTGCACTTGTTTTGATCTGCCCCATTGTCTGTTGGCTTCCCAATTCGCCAATCTTTGAGCAATAGAACCTGTTTCATCCGAAGTGCTGTTGATGATGACTTTTGTTCGCTCTGCTGATCCCCATATTCCTGGCTCTGGATCGTAAGCCTTCATTACTGGCGGTAAGCCAGTTTGAGATTGCGTGGTGAATGGCTGCCAATACACATGATAATCTTTGAACCTGTTAGTCAGGTCAGATGAAAATGATGAGCTTGTAATTTGTGTATCGCTGTTGAATGTCATGGAAACAGAACTTGCTACATCATTAACTATTAAAGCACCGTATCCATTGTCATATAGTAGTTTTCCTTCATATCTCGCATATCTTGATATGACTGAAAAAGCAGTATCACCTAAGTTAAATGGTACAGAACCCCATGCAGTTTTATCTTGTGAAGATGACTTGTTGATAAACCCAACGCCATACATTTCAGTAAAAACCTTACATAAGTCACTTATGCCTTGTATGTTGTTAATGGCTGTACCTGCTATTTCAGGGTTTGGATCACATAAATTTCTTAGTTTTGATCTTCCTGATATGGTAAGTGAATGTGCTTGGTTTCCTGATGCATAAACAGAAAACTGCTCCATATATCCATGAAATATCTGTTTCTTGTTTTTGTAGATCATTATCTCTTGATTATCTTTTATCCCACTTGGAAACTCTGAATTATCAAGAGGCAATGTCATCTGAAATGTCGAAGGAACTTGTTCTATATCTCTTGAAAAAGAAAAAGAACTAAAATTACTAAAAACATTAGATTCTATGACAACATATAAGTTGCCATCGTTCGGAACATAATTCTTCTTTGCTGTAACAGTTGTTGTGTCGCTCATGAATTCAGAACCTCAACAGTTAGAGGCATGAACAAAGGATGGGTTACATCTGAGTTGTTTCTAATAATAATCTCATCAGTTCGAGAGCCATCTTGATATAGTTGTTGAGCAATAGAACATGCTGGCATAGATGATTTTGACGTATATGATGTTAACGTAGGTAATCCATATCCATCAGAAAGAATTATGTTTACAGTTTGAGCTTGTAGTTCTGACAGGTACTCGAACACAGACATATCTGTTTGAAAGTCATATTCAGATTCATATATGTCATTTAGTTGGTCAGCTATATTTCTTGAATCAGTTGATGATTGAAACTCGATATCAGACACAACAGAGCCAATCAGAACAAGCGCATAGAACCTGACTACCGCATAATCTGAGTTTGAATTTGTGACTTGTTTGAGTTCGGAATTGTATCCGTACTGCTCGATGATTTTGATAAGAGCTTGAAGCTTCAAAAGCGGCGCTGTGGAAAATTCCAGCATGTTTTGAAGGGCGGTAAGAACGTCCATTCGATATTTCTCCTTGTTTTTCAGATATTTAGGAGAAATATATTTTTCTAGACATTTGTATAGGAAGTTGCTACAAAAAGGGCCTGTTCATTAGAGAAAGATCACTTATCTGATTCCGTCTCTCTAACCTCTTCTTAGCGCCCTGAGATAGAAGCTCACGGCAGAGATATTATGATGTCCACACCGAACACGCCCGATGTTTCTCAAATCAACCTCCGCTTGGACAGCAAGCTGAAGGAGCAGATTTATGCGACCTTAAAAGAACTTGGAACTACGCCTTCCGAGGCGATAAGGGATTACTTTGAACATGTCGTTGAAGCGAAGAAACTCCCTTTCAAGCGTCAAGTGATTTCTCACGAAGACGCTGAACTTCTAGCAATCGCAAAAGAACGTCTGAGAACATTGAAAGACACAGACGTCATCAAAGGCATAACCCCAGATGAGTTATTTGCTCAACATCCTTCCAATCGCAAGAGATGAATATAAAGAGTTAGAACGTAAAGAAGCTGATCAATTAAGAAAAAAGCTTAATAAAATTCTAGAAAATCCTCATATAAAAGCTAACAAGCTTAGGGGTATGCCTAACTGCTACAAGATTAAACTAAGGGCCGCCGGAATGAGAGGCGTCTATCAGGTTAATGACCAAACAGTCACTGTTCTTCTTGTAGCAGTTGGAAAAAGAGAAGACTCAGAAGCTTACGACAAAGCGAAACAAAGAATCTGACTTAGGGGGCTTAAAGCCCCCTTTTTCATAGTTTGTATATCAGAGTCCATTCAACCCTAGATGTCCAAGTCCATGTACCGGCTGTATTTCCATCAGTTGCATGGCTCTTAATGCTTATTGTCGTACCAGATGCTGATAACGACACGGCGAAATTAGAAACACTCCCAAATGAAGTGTAGGATTGTTCTTCAATACTGGATTGAATCTGAGCATTGCCGCCAGTTTGATATACTGAAAAATCATCAAACCCTTGTTGGCATACATTACCTACAGTGCTTGATTGACCGACTGTAACGCACTTAAGCGCATATATACCATCATATGGTAATGTGAATGTTTGAGTAGCAATGTTGTCTGATCCAGATGCGGAAGTCACATCATTTAGATGAATAGTCCCTGTAGTTGGTGTTGATATACTATTAACTACTAGGTTTCCAGAACCATCTGTTGTAATTTTTCCATTATCTAATGTTGTAGGACCTACATTTAAGGCGCCAGCATAAAGAGTTCCATTAAACTCATATAAGTTACCATACTTCAAATTTGAAAAATGAAACCTACCACCAGTGATCTTGTTACCAAGTCCATCAATGCCATCATTCTCTTGCCAGAAGAGATTAACAGAAGAATTGTTCGTATCGGGTGAATGAGTCATAAACTCGATAGATGATGCGCCTGTTGCGCTTCCAATCCCCGGTGTATTCCAAAGTATTATGTTTCCGTTTGATGTTGTGGTAATTTGCCCTGACTCGAATGAAGCGTTCCCACTTGCTGTTACGTCTCCATTTACCGTCAGAGAATTATTCGTAGTTACAGCACCATCAACTGTTAGAGTTGAAGTTATTGTTGAGGGTGCTACAGCCTCAAACCCCTGTAAAAACATTGGCTGTTGTGAACCGGAGAAAATTGCCTGTCCGGTTAGCATTCCACCTGTGAGTGGAAGATACTCAGAACTATTTGCTGGTGTATATCCGAGAGCAGTTTCGATAGATGAGCTTGTGACAGTGGCGTCTGTTCCTGCGGGTCCAATTGGTCCTTGCGGTCCTGTATCTCCTTGTGGGCCTGTCTCCCCGATTGGCCCTTGAGCGCCAGTATCGCCTTTAGGGCCTGTATCTCCCTTGAGTGAGGCTAGCCATTCTTCTGCTGTCCCAGAATATCCATCACCAACAGCAATCTCATAAGCATTCTTCCCGTCAGAACCTGTCGGCCCTTGTGAGCCTTCTAACCCTTGTGGCCCTTGGATACCTGTTAGCCCCTGAGCACCTTGCGCTCCTTGTGGACCAATCAGAGAACCTATTATGTTCCATTCTGAGCCATCAAACTCATAGAGATCGCCTGTTGCGCTGTTGATAAACAGATTGCCTGTAAGGTCATTCGGTTGAGTTTGTGGGACTGATTTTCCAGTTGAAATCTTTGTTCCTGTTACATCACTTAGTGCGATTCTTATTATTTGTTCTACTGAACCAGTTTGTCTAAATGCATAAACAAGGTCAGTTTGTTGTGATGTGTCTATTAGTGTTTGATATAAGTCCATCTAAAATTACCTCTAAGAAAATTATGTCTTGTTTTCTTATTTAAGTGGCATTAGATGAATATATGTTCGTTAGAACATACTAACTTGGAGAGTTAACATGGCAGCGCGTAAACCTACTTCTTCTCTGTTTGCCAATCTTAAGTTCACAAACAAAGATACAGTTTTTGGAACTGCACCGGGCGCTAAGTCCATCAATCCTGTTGATGTTTTTGTTTCTGCTCTTTCAAAGCAGATTGCGCTTGTTCAGTATTTGATTAAGCCAGAGGGGACTGAGCCTTCTGGGCGCGCATGGTTCAAACAGGATCTACAGGGCGTGCATACAGTGTTCCGTTATGGAACGATGCCTTTTGCTCTTCTTCCGAACCAAAAGGACGATGATGCTGTGACGGTTAGCTCTTATGAAGAGCTTCTTGATCTGTACAACAACATTGAAACTGTCGCTTCTGAAACAGCCTTCAAGAGTAAGATTGAAGCTGCTGCTGTGAAAATGTCTTCTGAACGCAAAGCAAAAGCTGAAAAGAATTCATCGGATACAGCATATCAGGAGCGCAAGGCCGCGGCTAAAGCTCGCAAGCAAGAAAAAGAAGCAAAAAAGGCTCCAGAAGCTTCCGAATAATCTTCAAATAGCCTAACGGAAAAAGGCAGGGAAAATCCCTGCCTTTTTTGTGTTTGAGGTTTTATGAAAATTAGATTTTTAGCTGTTGCTGTAGCTTGCATGGGTATTTCTTCAACTGCGTTTGCTGATGAAATGTGTCCTGTACAAATACCTGATTCTTACACATGCCAATCAATGCTTGATAATTTAAATAAAGTACTTGAAATATGTCATAAAGACATTATTTCTTATCAGATAAAAAATAACTCATTTGATAAAAACTTTACTAATGCGATTCTTGCAAACATACAAAATGAATATGCAGACGCAGTATATAAGAAAAATTGTCCGGAAGAAGCAAAAAAGCTTTATCTGAATGTAATCGACACCTACACAGGGTCAGCATACGAATCTGCCCGTGAACACGCCATGATCGGTATTCAAGACATTCGAGATAGCCAAAAGAAGTAAGAGCTAATCCTTACTTCCCACTTGGAGCCGTTGGAACAGGCGCATCAGCACCATTTACAATTGCTATCAATGTCTTTTGATAATCAATCCAATCTTGTGTAGGCACCTCGCCTAACAAGATGAAGTTGTTATGAACATATGATCTAGCTTCATGGAGTAGAGTTTCTGCTCTATGAACTCGATCAATGGCTTGTTCCATTTTTACAAGTTTACCATCAACAACACCAAAACCTATTGGCTCTCTTTTTTCCCATTCCTCATCAGTTAGAGCATGAAGTTCTTTTTCTAATGGAACATTATTAGTGTGAGATAGAGATTGTATATCATACCATCCAGTTACATGTTTGTTCTCTTTGCAAAAACTTGCATAGTATCTTTTCTTATAATTCATTCATTTCTCCTTATTTTGGCCCAATCGCAACTACAAATATAGTTTGAGAAGTTGATTCATTGGAAGCAACTGTAAATCCTGCTGAGTCTTGAGCAGTAACCCACAAATCCAATCGTACAGTGCTATTCATGTTTATAGATGTAGCATTTCCTGAAAATGCTTGAGGATAGTTTACTCTTGATCCAGATGTAATGGTTGTTGTGAAGGTATTAATCCTATGTCCATAGGCTAAGTTTATTATATTTCCAGAAGAGCCAAAATCAGAGTTGTAGGTTGCTGCGCTTACAAACTGACCATTAGCCCATGATTGAGTAGCTACATTTTGTCCATTCCATTGAAATGATGAAGGGGACAACGATGCAAATGAACTTGATCCAACATACCAGACACAGTTGCCATCATTTTGTAACGACATATGGTATGATGAGTCAGAGTTATATGTAAATTGTTGACCTGTCCCACCTAGTTGACAACCTGTGTTAGTGGTCAGTCCGCCATAAATTGTCGTACTATCTCTAAGAACAAGTGATCCTGAGTTTGACTGTATAACGTTTGCATATAACCAAGAATTGTCACCAACATGAACATCTCCTGAAAATATTCCTGTTCCATTAACAGTTAAACCACCTGAAAGTGTTCCTCCTGTAAGAGGAAGATAATTATTACCAGTCCAACTTTTTACATCTGTCTCTGCATTGTTAACATCATTTGTAGTAGCAACTGATGTCCCTTTATATGTGAGAGTTCCTGTTACGTTACCACCAGATAAAGATAGATAGTTTGATGAAACCCATGACTGGAAAGCAAATGATCCTAGATCAGTAGCATCAACTGTACATTTTAATGTACCACCTGATGTAGCCCAACCAATGTAGATAGAGTTTGTTCCTTGTCCTGTACCACCGCCTTGATGAACGGGTGTGTATCCAAGAGAACCAGCAGCAACATAAGCCTGCATGGATTCATAGTTTACAATCGCTCTTCCATCAGATGATGTACTTGTATCAGGACACAGAGGAACACCTGTGAATGTTGGTGATGCTAATGGTGCATATGTAGTATCTAGAATTGTATAAAGTTGTGTATGATTAGTTGAATCTAAAGTTCCACCATTCTTAGTTATGACGTTCGAAATTTCATCATTTACGTTCTGAAACCAAGTAGTAGTAACTAGTGTTCCTGATTGCCCTGTTGCTGGGTTTGGGTTGCTAAAAGTTTCTGATTGCATTCATTTCTCCGAATTATTTTTAACTATTTAAGTAGTATGCTGTTATGTACGCAGGTAAGATTGGATTTAGATATTCACTTAGATTAGAGGTATTAGAACTTCCTGACTGAGACAGACTTAATATTCCGCCATTGCTCCACAACTGCCCTTTAATCTGTGGATCAGCTTTAGGAATCTGCGGCATGAATATTTTGTCTGCTTGAAAAGCGCACCACGTTCTGCCAATCACGGTTTCTGTTAAGTCCTGCTCATCTCCTAATGAAAGAGCGTTTGAACTCTCTGAAACACAAACAACTCCACCATTGTTCCATAACTGACCATTCAAATCAGGGTCTTGCGTTGGAAGTTCTGGAAAGAATATTTCTGTAAATCCGGTAAAATCTACATATGACTCTGTTGTACTGTATAGTATGTTAGAAGTTAGGGACTGATCTACCACTGATGGTGTGTTGTTTGATTGCGAATAACCTATCGTACCACCATTATTCCAAAGTTGTCCTTGTGTGTTTGGATCGGCTGTAGCCAAAGTAGGAAAACGAATGGCTGTAGGTGTGATTTCTAAATTCGTACCATCATAAGATAATGCATCGCTTAGAGGTGCGTTTGCTGCTGATCCAGAAGAAACAATAGTTATGTCAAACTGATAGGAATAATCATCAGTTGTACCTACTGAATCTCCACAACGGTATATCCCACAGATAATTCCTGAATATTCAATAATATCAATATCGTATCCAAGTTGCTTGGCGTAGTTGATATAGTAAGAACGTGCCAATGACCCTTGTTGTGTAAGTTTTGCTACAACTTTGTTTCTTTGCTCTTGTAATGAGTCAGTTCCAGCTTCTAACCCTACTGTTTCTTGCCATATAGGAAGTAAGTTAGTTGAGGTACTTGGGAAAAGTTCATCTATGAGTTCACACGCATTTGTATCTTGTTCTGAAAATACAGTCGCATATCCTTCAAGTGTTTTGTACTGATATGTACTTGAATCAGTATAGCCTTCCCAAAGCTTTCCTGATGGAAACAACTTTGCTATTTGCTCTACATACTGTTTTTGTGTATAAGGAGTCAGAATTGTCATACTATCTCCTTATGAGCTGTAAGTTACAGTACCAAGCGTAGCAAGGTATCCGAGTGTAGTGGTGATATTCGAAGTAGGAGAGGATAGCGTGAAAGTTTCTGTTCCTACTTGTGCCTGTATAGCTGCCGTTATGGCCGTAACGTAAATTGTTGTTCCTAATGGAGTTGCTTCATTTATGAACAGGTTGTTCAGAGCTGTTTGAATGTTCGTTTGTTGTGTGGTTGTAAGGTTAGTCAAACCTGAAATCTCAACATTCACCTCCTGCTTGATAGGTGAGGAAACAATGGAGATCTCACCAACTGGTGTAGATGAGTACATGCCATTTGCGACGGTCAATTGGTCTCCCGTTGCGTTCTGCCATCTCGTTTCTCCTGTTGCCGCACCGTCCGTTCCTTGTGGAAATCCTCCATAGGAATTTGCTCGATCAAACATCACGTATGTAACCACCTCATTCCCTGCTAACGGCGTAGGGTTAGTCCATGCGTAGTTGGCACCTGATGCTAAAGCCCATTTTTCATGGTCAGAGACAGAACCGCCTGATGGTGTTTCTTGGAAAGCTTCGATTACTCGATTTCGTAGGGCTGTATCATCCTCCATATCGGCTCCACTGGTGATGGAGTTTTGAAGGGTCACAGTGCCATCTATGCCGGCAAAAGAGCTGTTCAAAGTGAGAACAGTCCCAGAAGACGTGTTCGCTGCTGATCCTGCTGTGACTGCCGTAATAAGGACTGACGCGCCAATGTTCGTAGCTGTGTTGGTTGTGAATTGAGTGCCATCAGGACGAGAAAGAATTGTCCCTGCCGGAATGATTTGGGTTGAGCTTGAGCCGGTGAATATGACTGATCCAGTCGCGTATGATGCTGTTTTTCTGGTGATATTTTTTAAAGAACCCCATGCTTCAAGCACCAAATCGGTTGAGGTGAATGGAACTCCTTGTTGTTCAATATAGTTGAGATACCCATATTGTAAGTTTATTGCTCTAGCTAGAACAGTAGCTTGTATGGAAACAACAGACTGAGGAACTAACTTAACTCCGATCTGTGCGTTAAGATTATTAATTAAGTTCGTTCTAATTGTTTGGTATGTTGGTTGTGAATATGCCACTCGTAAAAAAACCTCCGTAAATATCTTTTCGGATATTTAGCGAAGGTTTTTAGGTTTAGTTAGGAAGCTACTATTTCTGTAATATCACTTACTGCGAAATTATAAGTAGCTGTTAATGCTACAGGGTCCATTGTCACCACATCAGTGACAGTACAGTTTGTACCAATCACTTGAATACCGGAACGAGTTAAGAATTGGATTGTGTCTATCACTGAACCTGCTGCTGTTGTTGATGGAGTAACACCTGCTCTCCAACGTACTGTGACGTTAATTCTTGCGATAACTGGTGTGTATGAAAACACATCCATCTCAACGCCTTGTAATGAGATTTGTGGTTCACCTGTATGACCACCTACATTCCAAGTTACATTACCAACAACATTATATTGTATGCCATCCATTGAGAACTGCTCTACACCTTGTGTCTGAATTGCCATATTTTACTTTTCTCCTATATTACTTTGTAAAGTTTATGTTGATATCAATTTGACGTAGTTGTTCGATTAATGTGACTGGCGCATAAACTGAAACTACACCGGCTGATTTTATAGTTACTGTTACTGAATTAGCAAAAGTAGTAGCATCAGTTACCAATCCTGCTTGAACCATGTTCTGATAAAGCGAAATCAAAGTAGCTTTGATTGCTGATGGTGTTGCTATGTTCTGACCAGCAATAACTGTTGATGAATCAGGAGATAGTTTCATTCTGTTTGTGAAGAATTTTGTGTTAACACCAGTTCTAAAAGTTTCTGCTACAAGTGTGACTTGTGGTAGTGTTTCAGTATCTTGATATGTGTTGTCTGATACACCATCGGCATTTGTTTGATATGTGGTTCTTGATCTTTCAAGATACACATCACCTGCTGAATCTTCTTTCGTTGTAGTTAAACCAGCATTGAACAAAGATAGTCTGTCTGGAATGGTGAACGCATTGCCAGAAGCCGCTACATCAAGATTCATAAGCTGAATTGGCAAAGAAGGATCACTAGCCAATGAAGGCGCTATAACCGCCGCTAGTGCTGCTGCTTTAACAACATCGTCATCAACTGAGCCTTCTGAGAAAGCGACAACAGTTGAGTATTCGGAATTAACAGTTGCTCCATACTCAATTAAGTTAGAAACAGTATCAGTTTTAGATGTTATGTGAATGCCATACAGTTCAGAAGCATAGCCATATCTTACGTCGAAATATGTTCCAAAAGCTTTTACAGAGCCGCTTGAGTTAAATGGTGAAGCTATAAGACTGAAGGATGCTTCTGGAATTGAATTCAAACATGCTGTTATGTCCGCTGTTGAATCAGAAGCTGCTGCGATTACATAAACAGGAAGTGTTATATCAACGGCTCTATATCTCGCATACATTCTTGAAATGTCAGAAGCAGTTCCAAACAAGCCATCTACTGTTGATTGTGAATCAGCATAAGTGAGCGTGTTCACTGGGCCAGTGATAGTTGTGGTTGCGATCGGTGAAATATTTGTGCTGCTTGGATCGGACTTTAATGCCTGTGTAGTAGCTACAAAGTTTGTAGTGATTATTGCGCCAGATGAGTTTATGGATGTCACTGTTACGGTTGCGCCTGTGAGAGTGAAAACGTCACCAACATGATAGCCCGAACCTTGTGCGTTAACTTCCACACCTGAAACAGCATAAGAGTTCAGTGTATTTGAAGTTATATCGAAGGTTGCTCCTGTACCTGATCCGCCTGTTCCTGAAACACCAGTAGCCGCCATGTTTGACACAAGCGCCTCTGTTGAAAGAGATGATGTAAATGTTGAAATAGCACCAGAAGTATCGACTTTAGTAACTGTTAATGTGCCTACGTTGTTCAGATTTATAATGTCATTCACAGCATAGCCTGTGCCTGATGCGTTAATCGCTACTGTTTTTGGTGTGTATGTAGTTGTGCTTTGCGAGGTAATGTCAAAAGTGACGCCAGACCCTTGTGTTAAGGATGTTGAGGCAGCCATCAAGATAACAGTACCAGCATTAGAAGTTGCTGAACCTGTACCTTGAATTGTCACGAATGTACCAGGTATTGTAAATGAACTTGGAATACTTGTCATATCGTTCTTTTTTCTCCTATAATTTTAAAAAAGATTTTTTGTATTTAGTTTATGTCTTGTTGTAGTTCATACACTTCATTCGAATCTTTGAAGTATTTACTGTCTACATCTATCTCTTGTAATGATTCGTATTGAGGTATGAAGCCGTCTTGTTCTGTTAATTGTTGTTCAAGTTCAAACCTTGCTTCGTAAACAATCCTAGAACCTGTCATTGTCATGTATTGAGAACCTAGATAACTCATTGGCATGACTGATATATCATTAGGAACCCAGTTCATAAGACATGACTTCAAATCGTTAGTACAAGTAGTCCATGATATGTTCATTCCTGTTGAACCTGTTAAGTCTTCTTGTTCTGATAAAACTATGAAAACTGAAATTTCTAATTCTTCTATGGACATATATCCATTTAATGATTCATTTTCTGTTGTATTTGAAGATTTGAAGCAAACAAAACATGCTGGCATTTGTGGTTCATATGTTATCGCTTCATCTAGTATTCTTTGTAGTTCAGCTACGAAACCAACTGTTTTGAATACCTTTGTATATTTTTTAATCTGATTAACAATGTCTAAAGGTGTTATCATTCAGTTCTCCTTATTTTGTTGTGATGCCTTCCATAACTGCTTTAGTTAATCTTGCTGTTATCTCATCGCGCATTTCATCAATCACTTTAGACATGAATGGTCTTTCTAGGATTGTTCCGCTCTTGCTCTTGCCTGTGCCTTTCGCTCCCACTTCCAAGAATTTTGAGTAATAAGCGCCATCAGTGATCGTCACTTTGTTCCCCTTCACTTTGTAAGTGATAGAGTTGGCTAGAAGCCCGTCTATGAGGGCTGGCGCTTGTCCGGGTGCTGACGCTGTATGAGAACCTCGACGCTCTCCAGAGGGCTGAGATTGCTTTAGAAGAGCGATTGTCTTCTGCTTGATCTCTTTCGCTATCAAACGGAGTTCACGTTTGAAGGGCTTCTTGTTTAGTTTCAGCATGAACTCATCTAATTCAATCTTCATCCGTTGCTCCTGCCGTCACTTGTGTCGTGTCAGTAGTAACAACATTTCCGACTGAACCTGTTTGACCTGCTGTGACGATTGCGCCTGTGTTCTGCGGAGTTTGAATTGATGTTTTCTCAAGTGTTAGATGTGAAATTATGTATCTGTTTTCTTGTCCAACCAACTGAATATCATTAACTTTGAATTGTTCCGTGTATGTTGTTTCGTAGTCGCTTGATAAGCATAATCTTGTTACGGATGTGAATGAAGATATATCCGTTCTAAATCTTGTATAAAGAATATGAGTTGATTTTCTTATATCTTCGTTTCCTGCGTTTATGAGCGTTGTAGGGTTCAGTGGATTCAAAGAACCGTACTCTTGCCTTGGATTAAGAAGTTGTTCTGTCATACCACCAGAGCCATTCAGTTTTGGAACTGATTGTGTATCCCAGAAAGTGATGATTGTTTTGTAGTCGTCAGTCCTGTTGTTCATCGTGAACCACCAAAACCAATTCTACGGTAATTAGAAAGCAAGAACTCAACACCATCATCAATCAGTGATCCGGTTTCTGATCTTCCATCAAACAGTTTCTTTGTGATTATTTTGATAGCTAGTTTGATTGCTTCTGGTTCTGATCCACTCGGAGAAATACCTCCTGTATAATCAATGACCATATGGTCATAATTATTGAAGTAGTCACTGAACACACTGTTATATGAGAATGTAAGACGTGCTGGATCAGTTGTTAGATCAACCGCATAATCAGTTCCAAGTGTTAGATTAACATCGTCTTTGCCCCATATTCCCAGCGTACAAGATTCAATGGAGGTTGCTGCCGTTGGGAACTGTACCCACTGACCAGAGATCGCATTGAGATTGACGCTGACCATTGCTCTCGCTGAAAGCCATGAACGAAAGAACTCATCTGTTTTCTCTGATTCACCTCGCGCAGCCACCCATCTGATTGATCTTTGTGTGATGAAGTCACCTAAGTAGGTTTCAACTGCGTCTTGTGCTGCCAAAGCCAAGCCAGTGAGAAGCCCTAACTGATTAGGATCAAGACACGCACAAAACTCAATAAGTTCCTGATTAGTGACAATAGGTTGTGTGTATGATGAGGATGAAACTCTATTAAGCATCTTTAGTCACTACCTCACTTGAATCTTTATCTTGTGAGATAATTTTCGCATATCCATCTATGACAAGTTTCTGTT